TGAAGTCCGATCAGCTCGTCAGGCTCCATTTGCACCATCTCCTCATCGGTAGGGGGCGTCAGGATTGCGTGCTTTTTCCAGATCATAGAATCTCCGCTTCGATTGCGTCTTCCTTGATCTTGCTGGCAATCCGCGCCTTGGCGTCAAAGATCATCTTGGCGGCGTCATCAAGACTCGCCCCCTTGCGATGCTCCACGATTGAAGACGCCATGCCCGTGAGTTGCGCGGCCTTGTCGGTAAGGATACCTACCGTCACCGCCAGCTTGTCCGGGCTGATCTTTGCGAGCTCGTCAGGATTATCAAACAACTGTTGGGAACGCTCAAAGAGCAAATCCGTGTAGTCCTGCGCTGCAATCGCGTATCGCATCGAGAATTCCTTGCGCTTTGTCTCCAGCGTGTCGTTATGACGCCATTGCAGGCCCCTGATGGTCTCTCTGCCAAGCCCCGTCTTCTTTTGGATGTCGGTTATCCTCGCGCCTTGTGCGGCCAGCCACAGGGCCATTGCGGCCTTGTTTGGGGCATAGTGTTCGACGCAGTTGCCCGGAGAGAGCTTGGCACGCTCCTTAACCTCAAGAAACCAAGCAGACTTGTCTTCTCGTTCGTCAACGTAATCCGCTTTCAGCTTTTCGTTTGGATCAATTGGTTCTGGTTCCGAAGTCACTTGGAGTTCTTAGCTTTTTCGCTACTAAAAAGTCAACGCGTTTATTTAGCGGTTGTTTTTAAATCAATTTCAGACTGCGCATCTGCTTCACTTTCTTTAATTCCAGAAATCATTTTTGTCATGGCTTCAGCAAATGAAGGGTCGTTACCCATTTGGTCAGTTATTTCAGATAATCCCGATTTGGTGGTAAGCATTTTTGAAACCATGCTTGAATACGCTCTTTCGGTAGCTGCGGAACCAACATCTCTAGCCAACACATCTAAGAACGGCTCTAGTGCTCCACGACCAAAAGCCGCCGCCATTATTCGGTTTTGAACAAATGATCCAAGCCCTTCTGCAAGATATGCTGAAACCCCACCTGCGCCGATAACCGCCCGAATCTCGTCCTTGTTTGCCTTTTGACCAGATGCTTGAGACGCACTAATCATTTTTTGCGCGGCAACAAACTTATCAGTAGTGCGTTCACCAAGAACAAGCTTCATCTTTTTAAGCAGGTCTCTCCCTTCTTGGCTTGATGCCTGCCCGGGAAGCTGCCCGGTATCTTTTAAGAACCGACCAGCGTCAGGCATGGTGATAAACGGGGCTTTTGCAAGTGGTTTTCCAGTTGCCGAATATGAACCCAAAAGCTCATACATGAAATCTTTTGAAAACGCCTTTCGCTCTTCAAGTGGCATTGAAGACCAAATCTTTGAAACGTTTCCAAATGAGACGTTTTTGGATATAGCGGAAGACGCCAGTTCTCCATTTGTGAGCTTGTCCCATTTTTTACCTATCGCCAAACCAATAATCTTGTTGTCAGCAAAGCTAGCTAGTTCCTCTTCAGCCGCTCTTTTCTGGGCGATGGTTGAAATTGCCTTTTTTGTTTGGTCTTCCCCAATGGCAGAAGACAACATTGATATGTCACCACTTGTCAGGTTGTCCACATCCAACCTTTGAACTTGAAACGCCCTGTTTAGATCATCAAGTTTTTTTGCCATTGTTTTCCCGGCTGCTGGTCCCCAAAGGGCATCAATCATTTCGGGATTATAATCTATTGTTTTAGACGCAACACCGGCCTTTGAGGTTAGTCCAATCTGAGAAAAATACGCTTGCTTGAGCTGCTCTCTAAGCATTGGTTCAACCGAATTTCCTTGTGCGTCTTTAGCTAGACTGACTGCGCGTAAAACATCGGCAGTGTTCCTTGGATCAGAAAGGGCATTATCAACAATCTGAGATGGCGACAGCTTAGTATCACCAAGAGCCTCTTTCAATGCAGCACCCGCAGATGTTCTTTTATAAAGCAAGCGATCTGAAGCATGTGATGCGTTCACAGCCCTCCACTCATCTAATCTTCCAGCCCCTTCCGCAAGGCTATCAACATATTTATTAAATTTGGTGGAAACTAAAGAAGCCAGATTCTTAGCCGGGTCTCCAGTTCCTGTTGTCCCACCAGCCGGAACGGCAGATGCCAGTTCTTTTTGAAGTGCCGCAACATCCTGGAATGTAAATGAATTCCCAAACTTAGACAGCTCGTCAAGATCTGCCTGAACCTCTGGGGTGAGCTTGGTTTCACCGCTTTGGATTTTGCTTCTTAGTTCTTTTGCCAATACTGAATTTTGTTTCAAATTGTCAATACGCCCAATAACGGAATAAATCCCACTGGTGTCAGTTGTCTTAAATCCCTCGCGTCTTGTATCGTTTAATATAGAGAGGATTTTTCCCTTGGCCTCATCAAACGGAATGTCTACTCCCGCCTGATCCATTGCGTCATTAAAAACGTCATAATTTTTGCTGTTTATTTTGATTTCCGCCTCTTCCGCCTCACGAAGTAGGCCATTTAGAGTTTTTCCAAGTGGTTGTTTATCAAACCGTGGAATCTGAAGTTTTTCTAGTTTGCGATCAAAATGCTGAGTTAGCATGTTTTTTGCACGCTGATCCTTTTGTGCTATTTCATCAATGAGAGTTGTCTGTTGTTGTTTTAGCCTTGCCATCCCAGTTATCGCCACACGCTCCGGGTTTCCTGCGCCGTTCCACGCTTGAACAATATTGCCAAGCTGTTCCATGTTTTTATTCAGACGTTGAGCATTTTTGCTTGCCGGATACATTGAACTCAATATTTTTTGAGACTCTAAAGCCGCTTCGCCAAATTTGGCCCCAACCGGAACCTCTACATTATATCCAGATGCCTCCAATATGTTTCTTGCACCGCTAAGGCTTCTTTCAAGCTCGTTCACAACTGGTCGCCCCATCCTTCGTGAAAGAAATTTAGCAGTTCCCGCTGTGGCGACATCAATTGGAAAAGAGATTGCTGCTCCAACTCCCTGCCTTGTTAAAACCTCCATTGGCTGCGCGTCAATACCGAGCCACTTTCTAATGGCCATATCTTGCAGCCCGGACGTTGCCGCATAAGCACCTGTGCTTAGTGCCGCAGACCCCATAATGCTTGGTGCGCCAGCAATTCCCCCTCCAATTGCCGCGGTTGTCGGCAAAACCTGTGTAGTTGCTCCCGCACCAAGTGCCGCAGCATCCCCCCAACTTGATCCATATTCATTTGCCTTAACGAGCTTGTCGCCCTTGCGAACAAACACTTCATTGTTTCCGTTTGCAACAATAGGGATTATTTCTTTATATTTACCCCTAAGCCATTCCACGCGGTCAGCGTCTGTTGGCAATGCGGCAAGAGCAAATCGCTCTTTTCCGCTTAAGCCTGAATCAACATCAATATTTTCAGGATCAACATTAAACGCTCTGCTAGCAACATCAATTAGGTTGGATCTTGTTTGCTTTTCGTCAATTACCACGGGACGATAAATCTCAGCAAAAGAAGATGGATATTCAGCAATTGCTCTAGGTTCTTGCTGAGATACATAAGATCCTTTTTCAAGTTCTTGTTGCGATTCCCGTTGCGATTCTTGAAGCTTTCCCTTTTCTATTTCTTGTTGTTTCGAGTAAGATGATTCAAGTTCACTTTTAAATTGAGACAATAAAAGCAAATCATTCATGTAGTCTTTTCTTTGGTCTTCGTTTTCAGCATTTTCCAATGCAAACGAAGCCCCACGAATTGCCTCTGAAAGCTTTCCGGCCTTTCCTTTGAAATCAACAATATCTTGTGCCATTACTTAGGTTGAGGTGTGTATTTATCAATAATGCTTTGAACATCAGCTGGAAACAATGAAGACGCTTCGCTAGTTACATTTAACTGCGTATCGGAGAATCCTGAAATCCCAGATTCTGGAATTTTCATTCTGTTTCTAAGCCTTAGGTAGTCTTCTTCAACCTTGGCGTTTTGTTCTGGAGTTATTTTTTTATCTTTGATAGCTTTCTGACGCTCATCAGGCGTTCCGTTTGCAGCATCAAACATCTTAAGGGTCATGTTTTGAAGCCTGTTTTTCAGGTCCTCCTTGTTTGTTGCCGCTGAAAGATTCCCGTATTTCTGCCAAAATAACGGCCATTCTTTTTCGGTCATTGTTCCCGCCGCAGCACCAGTCGGAGATGCTTGCCTCATGTCGCGCATGACACTAAACGCAATATTTGCATTCATTGAACCCAGTTTTTCAGCAACTTGTCCTGCTGGCGTTCCGGGGACAACTTTCCCAAACCATTCGGCAACCTTTGCGCCGATTGGATTATCTGGCAAATTTGGAATTTGTTCAATTGTTTGTGCTGCCATATCAAACATTTGATTCGTTGATTGCTTTTCTTGTTTTTCGGCCTCCTCCCCTGCTTTTTTTGCAGCCTCAGCTTTTCCTCCAACTCCCGCACCTTGGGTCACTTTGAGGCCTCCTTTGCCGTCTGATTCAATCGTCATTCCGGGGGGTGGATTGATAGGAAAAAACTGATTGGTTTCCGTATTGATTTGACCCGCTGCCGCGCCGCGTTGTTGCGCTTCCTCTAGAGTCGCCGCCCTGAATTGTTCTTTTCCGGCATTTTTGCCGACCTTCCGCGATCTTGGGGTTAACCCACTCGTTGCCCCACCACTGGTAAGATCAACAGCCTTTTGAATTGCGACCGAATCTCTAGGCTGAGGAATCGGAGTGTAGGTTGGGCCGGATAGTTCATTAATAGTTTGGCTGACGGGCGTCTCTGCGCCAACTAGAGCTGCTCCGTCTGAAAGCGGCGTTCCAGCAACAGCTACCCCATCAGAATAATTTGATCCGCCAGTATCCATGTCAGATGGTGGCTGGCCTAGTTCCGGGAGAACTCCCCCGGTATTGATTGGAGGGTCACCTCCATATCTATTAGGCGACGGAAACGCATTGCTATCATCCGATACCGTTGTTTCTTCAAGCGGTTTCCCTTCCACATACCCATCAAAATCAACAATCCTTAATTTGCTTTTGGGATCATAAACGTTTCCATAGTCGTCGCCCAACACGTCAAGGGCATCATCTGGACCAAGCGTTATTGTTCTTGGCTTTAACTTGATTGGCTCATTTGCCTTGGCTCTCAACTCGTCCCCCCTTATCCTTGCGGATCGGATTCCTTGTGCCTCTTCAATATCAAGTTGCCTCTTTCGAATTCCATATTCAGCATCCGCCTGCATCTTCTTTGTTCCCATGTTGACAATCCCAGCAACAGACTCAGCAATGTCTGCACGTTCATTTAGAGAAATGTTTTCATCCTTGATTTGGTCACGAACCCCCTGTAGTGTGGGTGCAAGATCAGGAAACAACTTCAAAGCCGCGTCGATCTGAATGTCGCTTTGCTTGATTAGCTTTTTCTTTTCGCCTTGTTGCTTGAAGTAGTCCTGAGCTTGAGCAATCCCTTGACCAACAGCTTGCATTGGCAATCCAGCCGCCTCAACCACACCAGCGTAATTTGGTTGCTGATATCCTGTAAATCCAATGTTTCCGCCAGTAAGTGCCATGATTTTAATTATATGAAGTTATTAAACCGGAGTAGCCTTTGGAATTCCTCCAAAAAAGTTACTCATCCCCATGCCCGCCGACAGGCCAAGACCGCTGAGTCCAGTGGCGCCAGCCGCTCCTCCAGCAAGTCCAGAAAGACCTAACCCAGCCGACAATCCGCCAGTAAATGGGGCTGCGAGAAGACCAATGCGCTTGCCCAGCATCCCCATCATTCCTGCTTGTTGTTGTTGTTCCGCTTGGAACTTCGCCATGTTATAAGCATCCATCGCGGAAGCACGTTGTTGAGCAAAACCAAGTGGCGCATTATAGTCAAAATTACCAGAAGACGCTGGACCTCCCGTAAGCGCCATTCCAAGCGTGTTTTGACCAGCTTGATACGAAAGCGGGGATTGTCCTAACAAGCTCAATCCGGGCTGAGTATAAAATTGTTGCGCGGCGTCGTATGATCGACCACAAGCCTGTGCTGCCTCAGCACGTTTGCGAGCAAGAACGTCTTCACGACCCATTGCTTCGCTGACGATGCTCCGATTACCTCCAAGCCTACCAGCGGCTTGAAATCCCTCACGCGACTGTTGTTCGTAACCTCGTTGCTCTTGCGGGGTAACTCCTTGTGCCGCTGCTCTGGCCCTTTCGGCTTCAGATGCAAATCCTTGAACAACGGCAGCTTGCTCTGGGGACATTGCCTGCATCAAGCCTCGCGTGAGTCCGGCTTGACCTGTCATTTGCCCTAGTTCACCCTCGCGAAGTTGGCCTAGCGTTTCTCCTGCTTGTTGTCCCGTAGAAAGCTGTAACGCTTCTAGTCCCGGTTGACCATTAACCCCACCAAGGAATTGACCAGTCTGCCCAAACATTTGAGCCATAAACTCCGGTCCATACTTGGCACTTGTCTGAAGTGCTTTGGGAAGTGCGGTTGGGTAGTAATTATCAAAAAGATAACCAGCCTGTTTTCCAGCAAGGCTAATTCCTTTCTTGTTTGGCCTTAATGGTTCAATTGGTTTTGGAACCTCGGGGGAAGAAAATAATCCCATATTTTTATTGTTTAATTGCTTTTGCTTGGTGCTGGTTCATCTAATGACATGAACTCTTGTT